ATGTTTGCAAGAGTCAGCATACAGCTTCAGAAAACAACCATCCTAGCTTAGATTCTTCACCTTGGGAGAAAGATGGTTGTTCTAAGGTGATCTCATCTTGCAGAAAAAGATTCTCCAATACAGGAATCAATTATACTGGATACTTGAATGGAGTTTCAGGACAAGGTAAAACAGTATACAATTTAGTGCCAGCGACCCTTAATGCCGACATTTCTGTAGCTTATCTACCATTTGGCGGCTTTCCAGCAACAGATAAATATCAATATGGAGCTTCATACAAAGGTAGAAAATAATTTCGAAAACATTCTTCAATTTTTAAAAGATCATAGTGATCGTTATTTTAATATTGAATGTTGCGCTTTCGTAGGATTAAAAGACGATAATTTTATTGTTCAAATTTTGGCAAATCGCTCTCCAGAGCCTAATTCGTTTTTTTGTGTTGATCCTTTAGATTTTTTAAAATTCAAAAGCGAAAACGAGTTGTTATTTATTTTTCATTCTCACCCTAATACGAGTGCTGAATTTTCTGAAATGGATAAAGCTAACGCAGAAGCTTGTTGTTTATTGTCTCTTGTTTACTCCGTAGTTGATAATAAATTTGCGCTTTATGAGCCGCAAAGTCATGAAATAGATGTAAATATATTAAACAAGGTAAAAGGTTATTTATGACTGAAGTTTATTTTCACGGTGTTCTGGCAAAAAAATATGGTTCGAAATGTCTCATGGCTCTTTCGCAACCAAAAGATTTATTGGGCATCATGGAAGCTAATTATGATGATTTCTTAGTAGACTTAAAAGTTTTATGTAAAAAAAATATTCACTATACTTATGTAGTGAATGGAGAATGGGTAAAAAATGGAGAATCTCATTTCGGAAAGATTAATAGATTAGATTTTGTTCCTATTATTTGGGGAAGTGGCGCAGTAGGGTTCACTATAGCAAGCCTTGTTCTTTCTATCGCCTCTTCTGTATACTCATATATTCAAGCTGGAAAAGTAGAGTATCCAAAAGTTCCTGGAGCAGAAGGCGTTTCTGCCGCTTTTAGTAAATCTTTAGCCTTTTCTAATAGAGAAAACGTTTTAGAGCAAGGTAATCCTGTCCCACTTGTTTATGGCAGATTAAGAATAGGTTCTTTCGTAATCCAATCTTCCCTTAAATCTTTCCCGTTAAGCTTGTCATTAACAGATGAATTTATTAACAATTCCTCTAAAAAAGGCAGTAACCAAATTGCTACTATTGACAGTTCAGATTCTGAAGCCACAAGCCCGTCAAAATAAAATGAATTATTTTGAACTCCAAAATCACGAAGTAAATGTAAATACAATAAAGGCAAAAGGTTATTTATGACGGAAGTTTACTTACATGGCATCTTAGCAAAAAAATATGGTTCGAAGCATCGCATAGCTCTTTCGAAACCAAGGGATTTGATAGGGGCGATGGAAGCTAATCATGATGATTTTTTAGTGGATTTAAAAGAATTATTCAATAAAAATATACATTACACTTATGTCGTAAATGGTAAATGGGTTAAGAATATTGAATACGATAAAGAAAAAATCAAGAGATTAGATTTTGTTCCTTTAATTTTGGGCAGTGGTCCCATTTATGTAGGGGCGACTATTACATGGTGGATGATCATCAGTCTTCTTATTGCTATCGCTTCAGCAGTATATTCTTTTATTCAAGCTGGAAAGGTAGAATACCCGCGAGTTCCTGGCGCTGAAGGTGCGACATCTGCTTTAAGTAAATCTTTAGCGTTCTCTAATCGAGAAAATATTGTGGAACAAGGTAATCCAGTCCCGCTTGTTTATGGAAGATTAAAACTTGGCTCTTTTGTTATTCAATCTTCTTTAAAATCTTTCCCATTAAGTTTATCATTAACTGATGAATTTATTAATAGCTCCACTAAGAAAGGTCACAATCAAATAGCCACTATTGACAGTTCAGACTCTGAAGCTACAAGCCCATCAACATAATATGAATCATTTTAATAAGAAAAATTTTAGTTTTATTAAAGGTGCTGGTGGCCCCAAGCCGCCAAAGCCGCCTCCACCACCAACTCTCAAACCGCCAGTGATGGGCGATTTGCAAGCTATTTCTTCTTACGAATATGTTGAGAATGTGGATTTAATTTCTGACGGAAGCATTGATGGTTTAGTAAATCAACGTGGAGAATACGTTAATGATGCTGGTATTTTTGAAGGTATTTATTTAGAAGATGTGCCTATTAAACAATCTGCTACCATTTCTGGAGATAATACCCTTCAGTCTTTTAATCTTTCTTTTATCGCAACTGGTTTTTCAGGAATAGTTGGTGGGTTTTCTGGTCAATATTACGACTCTAAGAATAATTTTTTAGATAAGTCTTTAAGTTCTACGGCTCCTTTATTGACAGGATATTTAAGCGGAGTGGGGTATTCTGTTTTAAATTCTAAAAAAGATATAGCAAACAGTATATATTCATCGGTTCAAGAAGTTAACAACGCTTTGAGTAATATTTCTTATTCTCCAGATACTGATGTTTATAAACAACTGAGATCTATTGGTGCTAAGTTTAACTATAAATCATCGAAAGAAATTCAATCTTATTTATTGCCAAATTTCCCTCAAGAATTTGATGAAGATTATCCATTTTTTTGTTTGAAACTGACTGTTACTGGAGAGGAAATTTCAAGCTATAAAACCGATATGTACACATATCTCGATAGTGATTTGACTAATCAAACATATTTGCCTCTTGAAAGCACAGAATTGCAGAATAGAAGATTTATCACTCCTCCTTCAAAAATTGATTTAACTTACGTTAATACAAATTCTTATGTCTCTGGAAGTTCAAATGTCACAGATTATCGTTTGTGTGGTTCGATGTATATTTTTGCTTATAAAGAAAACGATAAACCTTTACAAAATTCAATTGACGCAATAATTAATAGTATTAAATCTATAAAATTAATAGATTCTACTTCTAAATATAACGTTGGTAATGCTTCAATGGAGATTCGTAATGGTAATGAATTACAAAAACCTTTAAGCTTATTTAATAAAACTTATTTAGATAAAAATTATGGAACATTATTGCGCGGACCTTTTGGAAAAGGCAGGGCGATACAGAGTTTATATAGTACTGCAAATACTTTAAATACCGCGTTTGATGAAAATTCGCAATACGCAAAAACTGGATTAGATGAAAATATTTTAAATGATACTATTACTGATGTTCAATACAAATCAGCTTTATCTAACAGTCAAAATGTAGCGTTAAATAATCCTAAAATTGAAAAAAGCGCTTCGTCTATTGTATCAAATACAAGTACAGTATTTCGAATACTGACTTGTTTGAATTCTGAAACTGATCCAGAAAAAGTTATTTTTACAGTTCGTATGAACACCTATTTTAAAATAGATGGTAAAACGAAGAGTGATGTAAAAAATATTGAAATAACTTTAAATAAAGTTACAGGAAAATTTGATCCTAACATGATTTTCAAAAGTGATGTTAGTCCTTTTCCTATATTAAATCCTATTCCTGGTAACCCTTTTAATTATAGTAATTTTATTAATGAAAGTCCAAAGCCTATAATTAATGTAAGAACTGGCGTTGGCGGTAATGATGGTTATGTTAAATTAGTCTCTGATACTATAGCGTGTACATTTAGATATACAAAATTTTATATTTTTTTATATACGATAAATAGAACAGTTATCGGTGGTTTATTAAAAGCTTGTTTAGATTTCGCCTTACGCTCACAAGGCAGTGACGACTCACGGCTTCGTCCTGTTTTTGCAAGCTATTCAGATTGGAATAAAGATTATCTTAAAAACTCTTCTGAGCCAGCGGTTCCAGTTGTGCATATAGTTAATAATCCTAATGTAGATAGAGTATATCTTAGCATGTCTGTAAGAGTTTTGCGAGATATGTCTCATAGAGAATCTTTTTTAACAAGATATAAACAATCGTCCCTTAAAGTAGATGCTGGTACAACCTTACCTTCGGTAATTAATTTTAGAATTGAAATTGGCTATCAAGATAAAGATGGAACAGAAACAATCATAGAAGGCGGAACAAAAGACTTTCAAATTAAAGGTACTGCTGACTCTCCTGCTAGTATTGATATTGGAAGAGAGGAAAATAATACAGCCGCTATTATTCCTCAATACTCAAGGTTTATTATTGGCGCTCAACAAAGTTTTGCCGCTCCATTAGTTTTGCCTCCTGCTCAACCTAATCGCACTCGTTTTGTGAGAGTTTATCGCACAACATATGAGTCTTATTCTTCGCTTGTGAAGAGAGAAATTTCTTTAGAGAAAGTT